CAGTATCAGAATAGCGCATGTGAACCCGAAGGGTCTGATACCCTGAAATTCCCGTAAACTCAACCGTGTTTGCTCCTTGGGTAATAACGGTGCCAATTAACTCCCAACCTCCTGCTAAATCGGGGTTTCCCCATCGCAGCCCTGTTGCCTGCGTTGAGTCGGCAATTAATGCGTCACCGTTAGTAGCGCTAACTGCGAGCCGCGTTTCAGCCGTAGAGTAGGCAAGCAGATCGCCTTTCGTCATGAGCGGCGTGTTGCCGATGAGGGCGTCAACGTCTGAGGCGAGTTCTGCAAGGTCGGCAGCAATATCGGGGGCATCTGTCCCCGATGGATACCGTAGCCCTTTTGCTGTCGTTGGCATCTTTCTCCTAGGTCAATGTACCGATGATGAGGAGGTCGCTTCCTTGGGATAATATCACACAGACATTTCCCGCGGTGGGGGTAACGTCAGCGAGGTACCGCACTCCCGTGACTTCCGTTGTGCCGCCTGATACCCTAATGGTCGCCGTCCCTGCGGCGGCGGAGACAATTACGCCATAGTGCAGGCGTGGCGACTCGGCGGTTTTTGAGAGCGCCCTGATAAACTGGTCTACAGTTCTTGTACTCATGCCCCGAGCGCCTCCCCTGCAAGTGTCCTAACGAGCCGTGCCCGAGCCGACATGGGCTGGTCGGGCTGTAGCGGTAACGTGTACGAGTCTACTACAAGCACTTGGTCTACTTTTGTGCCTGCGTTAGTTAACCGCACCACGTCTTCTACGTCAAGCGAGGCATCACTAATATTTGTCCATGCAATTTCCTCTGTCGCCCCGCGCAATTGTAGCAAAAGCGACTCGGCGGTGTTTGCAGCCTGCGCAGCGGTTACGATATTTGGAGACGAGTAATAATACGGAACGATGCCGTACTTTCCGTAGCGGTAGGTCGGGCTTGCAGGGTCATCATCGTACGCTTCACCTCTGAAAATGCTACTGGTGTTTCCTGAGCCTTCTCCTGCCACGATTACTGCGTTGTATGTATCCTGCACGCTAATGCGCCGCGAAACGTCCGTAACCACGTTAAGTTCTCCGTCTTGATATGAGGCGTCGGGAGTTACGTTGAGGTAGTCGCGTTGCGGCTCTAGTACGCAAATACCATTAGCATCAAAGTAAAGCCGCATGCCGACCGATTGCGCAATATCTTGCGCGTCTGCCCATGGGTCGCTACTCGTATCCGAACCTAAATAGGTTGCATTCAAGGTCGCGGCAGTATCGCTAAACGACAAAGCAATATCGGGGTATCTATTTTGCAGCAGTTCAGCAATTGCCGTTCCTGCGTTAGTTCCAGAGGTAATTTGATAAATATCAGTTAACTTGGCGCGAGAAACTTTGATGCTGCGGTCAACGGCAGCAATCTGTACCTGTATGCCGCCGTCGGCTTCCTGAAATGACACTTCAGTGATGACGAACACGCCAAGTGGAATCATTTCAAACGCTGTCGTGCCTCGGTTAGTCGTTTTAAGTTGCCCATAAGTAACAATGGCACCAAGCGCGTTATATGTTGCGTAGTTGCTAACAATCTCTGCATAGGTCAAAGGATTAGGAATAGTAACCTCTACACCTCGGCTAACTTTAATTTCATTGCCGTAGGGCAACAGCGCATCTGCTGCGTTATCAGGAACAATGCCAGGGTCTACGACCGTCGTCGTAATATTTCCAGATACGGCTGCTTGCCCGTAGTTTGCATACGCGGCTGCTAATGCATTGTAGGTTGCATATGCGACGGCAATCTGGCTATACACGAATGCAGAGTCCGTACTTACGAGAATCGGGCGCGGTGCGGCAAGAGAGAGTTGCAGGCTTCTGCGAACCCTCGCATTACTGTCAACTAAAACCGACCCGTCGTGCGGGTACAAAGTCAGTAATTTTGCCCCGTTAGGGTCAAACACCTCTGCAATTGTGGTAGTGCGGTGGCTTTGCCTAATTGCCTCTTTATACTGTTGGCTTGTTTTGTACACGGCTATTCATCCGCATTTACTTGAACGTAGTTAATTCGCAAAATGCGCTGTTTAATAGCACCAACCAACTGCTCCTCCCAGTCCCTACTAATAAAACGAACGTATTTTTGGTCATTTGTCGGCTCTTGGAGCAATACGGTGTACTGGTAAACAGAAAGGGCATACACGGCATCCCATGCCGCACTAGTCGTAGTCACGATTTCTAACTGCCCGTCTGAGCCGCTAATCGTCCCAGAAACGACGATTGGAAGCGTGCGCCCAATTGGACGATACACGCCGAGATTTTCTTCTACCGTAATTCCGAGCCTATTCAAGACCGTCGCTGCGCCGTAATTCAGCGCAGGCGTGCTAACCGCTTTCAACCAAAACTTACTATCAGAAGTAATTGCAAGATTGCTTACGGTGCTGTAGGCAGAGTTTGCCGAAGCGGTACCTGTGATGCCAATACTTCGGGCGCGATACTTGGCGGTAATGCCGCGCTTTACTTCGTAGTCGTACGCAGATGCCGCGAACGAAACGTCGGGATAAAGTTCGTCGCCGCCTCGCACCGTTTCATATGTAGTGCCCCCGTCTACGCTTCGCTCCAACTCAAAGTATTGATAGTCAAAACCGACGACCGCCGTTCCCGTAACGGTCAAGGTTGCCCTGCTATTGCCTTCCGACCATGACGAGGTAAGGGTCGGCGCGGTTGGACGCGTTACGTTCAGGACGAAGCCTGAAAACGCCCATTCGCTCCAAAATGTAGCACCGCCAAGGCTTTTACCCACGCGAGCGTACGCCCGATAAGTGGCGTTGTCCAAGTATGAAGTAATTGCGTGCGTTTGGTCGGTAGAGGATACGGTGCCGCTATCGTAACTGTCAGGTGAATTGCTAGGGTCAAACCCAACGATGCCGTATTGCGCGGCAGTAAAAATCTTAACCTGATAAAACGCCTGTTCGTCTGTGGCATCAGGGTCAGTATATGTAAATGCGACTTCAGGTTTCGCGGTATCTGTTACCGTTCCAGTCGGAGAGGTTACGGAGGTGATTGGCTGAGTCGCGATATCCGCGTCAACGTAAATTTCATAGATATTTGTATCGTTCGCTCCAGTTTCGTACTCCGTAATTTGGACTCGGATTGAGTCAATATCATCTTGCGTCCATGCCGAGCCAAATGGTGATACGGAAAGCCACGCGCCTGTTAGGGTTGTAATGGAGGCATACTGCCCGCGAATAGAAAGCGCAGCCAAATACTTGACGACACCCGCTTGCCGCGCACCAAGGTTGATATTGACTCGCCCTTCAACCGTCGGAGAAAGGACGCGCGCCCGTACTCGTACGCGGCGGAACGTATCCGTTGATGTCGCCGTATAGGTGCCATTATCAAGAACTAGGGTGGCGACGCCTGATGTCGCATTAGCAAGAAACGTTGCGTCGGAATTATCGTTTAGCGTTGCATGGGCGGAACCTGCACCACCCGTTAAGGTGAAGTTGCCAGCACCGCTAACGGTTGCATTCGGTCGGAGCGTCTGAATTGCCATTATCTGAGAACGTACCCGTTATTGGCAACTACGGTTATCTTGGACAGTGCCTTAGCGACCTCAGCCGCCACTCGTGCTGCCATCATGCGTTCTTGCGCCTGTTCGCCTGCGCCATAGCCAGCAAATGTTGGCAGTGAGATATTGAGATTTGATACCGTTACCGCAGGGGCATTGTTGGTAGTTGTGGTTGTCGCAGTCGTCGTTTTTTTAGTGCCAGTGCTTTTACCCGTACCCTTTTTCAAATTAGCAAGCGCTTCTTCAGTTGCCGCAATTGGGTCAAAGCCTATAGCCTCAGCAAGGGCACCTTCCGCGGCTCCGACCTTTTTCTGTTGCTTCTTAACCGCTGCCTCTGCTGCTGAAATTTGCGCACCGAATTCATCTGTTCCCATCATGCTTCCAAATACGCCCGCCATTGCGCTCGCTTCTTTTTGCAATGCGTTAAGTTGGTCAATAGAAGCCTTGCCTCCCTGCGCAAGTGCTGCTGCCATCGCGCCGCCCTCCTCAGCACCCATAGAAATAATGTCTTTAATAACCGTGGCATTAAGTCCCGCTGCTCGGAGTGATTGCAAATTAGTGATAAACGCCTTCATTTTATCTACGCGCTGCTTAAATTGGTCTACTACATATCCTGCATCTTTCAAAATGGGCTTCATGCTAATTTGCGCCACTGTTTTTGCAATTCCGTTCTTAATCGTTGTAACACTACTAATTACTCGCGTAGCAAGTTCGTCAAACTCTTCTGCCATACTGATTTGTCGCAGCCCGACACTACTCATCAGGCTATCTTTAATGTCTTCTGCATACGACCTCATCTTCTGCTTTAGGTCGTCTAGAACGGCTTGCAGGCTTTGCAATTTACTCTTGGCGGCGTTCACGGCTTCCTGAGCGCCTTGCACCATCGCGGCTTTAAGGTCTACGAATCCTTGATAAATCGCCTTGCCCTTTGGCTTTAGGGTCGCAGCGAATTTGTCGCTCACCCCAGCGCGATATAGGTTATTAATCGCTCCGTTGGCAATACCCTTTAAGCCACTTGAAACGCCACCAATTCCCGCCATGAGCGTATCGCGCAATACGGCTGGGTTAATACTAAATGCTTCTTTAACTTTTTTACCCACAGCAGCGTTTGCGTTGCCCATGTTCATATTTTTAATGGCTTCTTCAAGAGCCTGCTGCCACGTCTTCGCCGTATCGGTCGCGCTGCCTGAAATGTCTTTTTCTCCAGCGCGGAATGCAACCATTGCAGCAGACTGCATTTCTTTGCCAAACGTAGCGCCGACGGCTTGACCTGCTGCGGCAGCGGCTGGAACGCCCGTTTCCTTTAGCCCGCGCCCTGCTTCGCCTGCGATATAACTGCCAGCGGCGTATTGGGCTGGTCCCGTACCTGTAACGCCTGCGGCATATGACGTGCCGTACGCGCCGCCTGCTTTGCTTGCCTCTAGGACTGCTGCACCGTTATACCCCGTCAAATAGCGATGGGTTTCTTTCCATGAGTCAGTCGTCATCTCCGCCGAACGTTTTGCTTGTTCGGCTGAAGTATCAAACGCGCTGCCGAGCGTCACGATTGCGGCAGTAACGCCTACTACTGCAAGGACAATCCAAGTAATTGGGTTAGCGAGAAGTGCAATCGTAAATGCGCCAACAGCAGCCGCCGCCCCGCTAAATCCTGCCGTAGCAGCGACGAGGGTAGGTGCGAGCGCCATCATTAACGTCGTGAAACCTTGAACAGCGCCGCCTACGAGAAACGCTGCACGTACGGCGCCCATAACGGCAGCAAGTGTGCGAATCATATTGATAACGCCTGTGATGATAGATAGCCCTACTAGCGCAACGCGTAGACCGATAAGCGCGGCAACTACTTGCAAAATAATTGGGTTCGCTGCAATGAAGCCTACGAATGAGCCGACGACGCCAGCGACGGTCGGAATAATTGTTTTCATTACGTCAACGACTTGCCCGACGATATTCCGCAGATTTCTCATCATTTCTAAGCCCTGAGAAGATTGCAGGAACGTAGCAAGGGCAACGGCTGCTTTACTGACCTCGGTGAAGAACGGCTCAAAGCCATTCGCCACAATTTGCTGCAACATATCGGAGATGTTGCTCAGCGCGCCTGTAAACGTTTGCGCCTGCTTTGCCATCAAGCCGCCAAAGTCTTTTTCCATTCCCGCCATGATTGCGTTAATGCCGACCTCGGCTGGGATAAGCCCCTGTTCAACCATCTTACGAATTTCTGGCGTCGTTTTGCCAATTGCTTGAGCAAGATAATCCCACGCAGGAACGCCGAGGCTAGTCAACTGCATCATGTCTTGCGAGAGTACGCGACCAGCAGTTTTCATTTGTCCGAGTGCGTAAGTTGCGCGCTGAATGCCTTCTTCGCCTGCGCCTAGACCTGCGACGGCATCTCCTACTGTCCGCATTACTGGAATAATTTGCTCAGCGGTGTAGCCCATGGCGAGCAGTCGCTTGGACGAGTCTAGTAGCCCCTCAAAGCGGAACGGCGTTGCTGCGGCAAACTTCTTGAGGTCGTCCAGCATTTTCGTCGCAGCCTCGGCGCTGCCGAGCATCGTAGTAAAGCCGATATTTGCCTGCTCCAAGTTGGCGTTAAAGCCAATTATGGAGTCTTTTGCAAAGCCGAGCGCCGCGTTCAGCCCTTGCAAGGCATAGGTGCCGACGATTTGACCGAGGGCGAATTGCTTGAACATGCCCATCGTGTTATTGACTGCGCCCGCTGTCTGATTCAGGCTTCCCTGAACTTGGCGCATGCCGTTTGTAAACGACGAAGTATCCGCCCCGACTGTTACGAATAGCCTTGCGGCTTCTTTACCCGTCACTTACGACCCCTGCCTTTTATCTTACTTGCTCGCTCCTGTTCCTTCGCCTCTAAAGTGTAGTAAGCGACCCAATGAGTATACTCGTTTCCAGAGAGTGTTGCGAGTAATTCTTCTACCGTTTTGCCTAGGTCTTGGGCTAGGCGGAAAACGAACCTTAAATCGTTATCAAGAACGAAACGACTTTTCGGCGCGCTTTACCGCGTTAGCCCCCGTTCCTGAAAGTTCAGCAATGCGCAGCAGAATGCTGTCATAGACACCTGCGCTCAAATGCGCGAGTTGGCTAATCTGCTCCTCTGTAAACTTTGGCTCCTCAATCCCTGCGGCAAGCATTCCAATCTCAAGCGCATTTTCATTGAATGAGCCGTCTGCCTGCTGCGCCTTCTTGCGCAAATCCATTTGTTCAGACTTACGCAGACCGCGAATAACGATTACGCCGCCTGAGTTGGGCAACTCAAACTGCTCCGTCGGCAACTCCGTAAATGCAAGAAGTTCTGCCGCCGTAAGTACCTTAGTAAGTTCAGCCATGATAGTTCCCCCTTAGTTGGTGATGTTTGTTTAGGCTACCGCGCGCGTAACTGCGCCCGAAACCTGAAATTCAGCGGTGAAGGTTGCCGCGCCGTCAACGGGCGTTGCGACCTCGTACGAAGTAAGAATGCAGTTGCCTGAAAACTTTGGCTTCGTGCCGCCGACTGGTGTGCCGTTCGGGAAATACTCAAACGCGGTGGCGGTGGTAAGACCAGCCGTCGTGTTCAAGTAGCCATCAGCCGTCGGGTCGTAAATCCCCTCAATGCTGATAGTGGAATCGCGCAGACCTACGATATATGCCTTAGAAGTATTGCCGAGAGCAGAAACTTCCGCGGTATCAACCGTCTGCGGGAACGACACGCTCGTCAGATACGACGACAAATCCCGAAGGCTTGTGCCGTCATTGACTGAAAAACTTGCCTTTGACCCATGATTAAATGCCATTTGGCACTCCTTAAATTACTTGCGCCCAAACGCAACAGCAAAGGTTGCGCTTGGCGTACTGCCTGTGATTGTCCATGTAGCGCGCACATAGCGGTTGACTGTGGCGCTTGTAACAATCGTTTGTGCCGATGTTCCACTCGTTACAGCGGTGTATGAACCGAGTGAAACATAGGTAACTGCATCAGCGGAATGCTCAACGCTGACTGTGAGTGAAGGCGAGCCGCCTGAAATTGCAAAGACCTGCAATACGGCGATTAGCCCGTTAGAAGTGGCTGCGCCATTATCTACGGCGCTTCCATCGCCTGTTGCTGAGCGTGCTGCCTTATTAGCAAGCACCTTGCCAGAGGCGGCGCCGTCCGTTGTCTGGAACTCAAGTGCCGTAGAGGTTACGCCGTCAACTGGAGAAGTGATTTCATAAGAGGTCGTGTCAATCTTTCCGACAAGTGCAGGGTCGCCCGCAGCCGTATCGCCCTGCGATGCAAGAATGAATGCTGACTTACTGGCGGAGCCGAGAATGCCGCTAAGCACATCATCCTGAAGCGGTGATGCGCTATTTACCTCATACATGCCCTCAGCAGAAACGGTTGCGTCCGCTAGTCCTGTGATATAAGTCTTGGCAGTCGTGCCCAGACCACTTGTTTCGGCGGTATCGCGCGTACGCGCCACCGAAACGCTAGAGAACGCCGACGAAACGTCAGCGCCTGCCAAATACAACTTTGCCTTTGAGCCGTGTCCGAATGCCATCTCAACTCTCCTTGATTGCGCCTTGCGCAACGAGCCACTTGACGCTAATGGCTGGGATATCCGAAACCACCTCGCCTACTTTCGGAGTCTTCTTCTTGCCGCTCGCGTCAGGATACGACAACTCAACGAGAACCTGATACTTCTTAGTTTCCTTAGTTACATCACCCATTAGACTTGCACCTCAACAATATACGTTGCGCCAACGTGCTGATAGACCTCTTCGTTGTCCAGCCGTTCCAGCATATCAGGAATGGCTGCCTCTCGGCGGCATTGTAGCAGAGTGAAGGGCGTTACGGATAGTGCCGCGTCATTCAGAAGCGTGTCAATCCGAGCCATAGCCGTACGAGCCGTAGATGCCGAGTAACCACGCTCAATCGCCTTAATCTGATAACGCAAGGAAACGACTCGCTTGTCTGTCATAAAAGTATGCAGGTCGTTTTGCGCACCGATAAGTTGAAATACAATATACACGCCCGTCGTATTTTCTGGTGCAACCATTCTCCAGATGCCGCCCGTGGCGGAAGTCAGGAGCGTCGCATCTCCGTTTAGCGTGCTGTAGATTGCTGCATCAACTTCGTTCATGCGCGTTGTGCCGCCCGCTCTACTGCAATGACGAATGATGGCTTCACGCGGTCAAGAGAAGGGCGAAGGAATGGACGAGCGCCCATTTTTACGGTGCCGTATTCCAAATGCGGCGCGTATTCCATCGGGCTAAAGGTGATGGCTTGGTGCCGTCCAATTCGCGTATGGCTCAAGGTGCCGCGAAGCAATCCTGTGCGGACAGCGGGGTATTCGCCCTCTGCCGACGGCGGGTTGCCGTGCATGCTTGTCTGCGCTATCTCCTGAATTTGCCCTGCTGCGCTGACTACGACTTCATCAATGAGTCTGTCTGCATTGGCAGAGATATTAGATAGCCGACTCGTAACTCGGATACGCGAACTTACTTTCACTTGCCCTTTTTCGGCTTTGGCTTCTTGGTTGGGTATCCTACTGCGTAGCCCTTCTTTGGCATTATGCATTCACCTTTCTACAAATCCAACGCCCTGCGACGCGAAGTGGCGTTTCATTTCCATCAATTACAGGCTCGCATGTGATTCCACGAACGCGAATCCTGTCCGCCGCCTTGAGAGTATAGCCGCGCGGAAGGGTCAATACAAAGCCTTCAGATGAACCTAGTTCACCCTCATAGGCAATTGCGTCCGAGCCTTTTAGCGAGGCAAGGCGACCGCTTACTTGCGCAACATTTGTATATGCGTTTGTCCAGCCGCCTTTGCCATCAGCGGTGCGAGTTGCGCGCGAAACAGTAACGACTTCTGTGTATGCGTCGTTGATTGCCTCTCGTGCGCGTACGATTTCCGTGCCGCTAATGCGGGTCACGGAATATCATCCTCATCGCCATAGTACTTGCGGCGCGGGTTCGTATCGCTTCCGCCGTACTCGTCGCTCGTCACCTCATCAAGTGCTGCGTAGCCGTCCAACCGCTTAATCTTCATTGCACTAATGGAGGCGAACTCCCGTGCAATTTTTTGACGGATGTCCGCTGCTCGCTTGGCGAATGCGAGCGCCATCTGGCTTCGCTTGATATCGGTGCCGTCAATATTCGTGTCTGCTGCACCCGCAAAATGGCTCGCAAGCGCATCGCACAAATGCGCCGCTGCCCGATAAAACTCTACGGTGAGAGGAGAATCTGCCTCAGCCGTTGGCGAAGTGAAGCCATGCTGCCGCAAAATCTCATCAACTTTAGTGTCGTTAAGGATTACGGCTTGATAGGCAATGTCTACGTTATCGGTGCCCGAAGCGGGCGCAGCAGTAAATACCACGCGCCCATCCGTAGAGCCTGTTGCCGTTACAACGGTGTCGCTGACATATGCTACGACGCTCGCCGTATCAATAGGCGAACCTGTAACCCAGAACGCGGTTTTTGCGCCCGTTCCTGAAAAAGTATCTCGTGTGAATATGCCACTATCGCCAGCCTCCAAACGAATTGCGGAGCGGTACGATAGACCCATTAGTTATTCCTCGTGAACAAATACGGTGACTGAGCCTGTCGCTGCCGCACCGCCGTTAGCAACGCTGGCAGTGATATATCCGACGACAGGAATGTACCCGTCGGTCTTAGGAGTACCCGAACCGCTGACGTGAATCGCCGTAATGATAGGAAAATACCAGCCCGTCGTTGCGTTTGCGATATATGCGACAGGAAGCGCGCCCCCGCCATCATTTTGCTCAATTGTAATATCTGCTGCCGCGTCTAGCGTTCCGAGGTCAACGTAAATGCCGTCAATTTCGCCATTGACTGGCTCCTTGGTGCGTGCGGACGCTGCGCCCGCGCCGTCCGTGGTTAGTGCCAACTTAAACTTAGCCTGCGCCATTTTCTTTCTCCTTTTTGTCGTGTAGCCAAGGCATGTCAGGCACACCAATAAAGCGACTGCCGCTCGTGCGACCTGTTCCAGCCTTGCGCTCCTTAAACTCTAGTCGTTCCATTCGCTCGTGCTTTTGCGCTTCAGGGATACCCGTATTTGGGTACAACTTTTCGTACGCGTCTGCCTTCTTAGTCATTTCAATTCTCCACTTTAGGCGTTTGCCGCCCCGTGAAAATATCACGGGGCGGCATTCGCACTCGCTAGTTTAAACCAATCTTACGATGGGTTGCTGCCAGCGACCCAGCGCCAGTCACGGTATCCGCGGCTGTAGCGCATGTAGGCTCGGAACTTCTTCTGGAAGGTATCAAAATCTTCCTCAGCACCGAACTCAACTGGGATGCGCTCGTACCAAATAAGGTCGCGCTTCATTCGTGCAGCGTCAATCATGAACCAATTGTCCGCTGTGGTCAGATAGTGCCACGACATGACGTTAAAGCGACCCGCCTGTGGGTTAATCGCATTGTACGCCGTCGTCGGGTCAAGAGCCGACCGAATGATGATGAGTGCATCGTCTTCCAACTCAGGTGGAACGAGGAGGGTGTCAGGCATGACGTTCAACACGTCACCGACATCATCCGTCGTCTGCATCATCGCCGTGCGAATGGTGCGGACGTTGTCCCGCGTGAGAGCAAGAGTGTAAAGGTTGTCCTGACCCGTGGAGTCGGCTGCGTTTCGCGGATGCGAATCGGAGACGAGCGCCGCGCCGTCAGGACCTGCCAGAGCGAATCCGTCCTCGTCAACGCCTGAATTGCTAAAGGCATTGTTGAACAGAGCCGCTGCGGACTTTTCGCGCTTTCGGAACGCTGCGTCGCCAAGGTCAGTTGCATCGTCAAGTGCGATTGCCGTCAAATTGTCGTCAATCAACTTACGAGTTACAACGAAGCCCTTTGCGAACTCAGCGTGCGTGTAACGCTTGAGGAAACCCTTGTTTCGCTCGTCATACTGGACGCGACCAGTCTTCTCAAACGACCAACCAGCCGATGAGAACTGCCCTACGCCGATATGCTCTTCAAAAGCCCGTTCCGAATTCTCAATTCGGTAAAGATTAGGAATCATTGACGCGCGGCGACCTGAATCGGTGAACCCGATGTAGAACGCCTCGGTCAACTGCGGAGTGAGAAGTTCACTCCAGTTGCTGCTATGGAAAGCCATTTTCAGTTACTCCTTACTGCGCCTTGTTGTCGGCATGCTTGCCAACGTTGACGCGTACGAGCGTTTCCTCGGTTGCAGTAGACGGAGCAACTACAACAAATTCCTTGTTGGACGAAGCGGCAACACCCTGTGCGCCCGTCGCCCCTGAAATGTCAAGCGTCGCACCCTTAACGCGGGCGTTCGTATCGGAAACTGCATACACAGCGTCAGCGTCAGTAATGACGTAAACATCCGTGGTGCTGTCCGTACGAGCAGCCGTATCAAGGCACACGCCGAGAAGGTTTGCGTCTGCCGTTGCAGCGAGGTCAACCTCTCCAGTCTCAAGATTCAGGAGGTCGCCCTTAGTAAGGGTTTCCGTATCCTTCGCCTTGAGAACCTGAATGGTTGGAGCGCCGCCGCTAAGACGATAGCGGAAGGTAAATCCTGCCATTTTATTTTTCCTTTGTTATTCGTTAGGCGCTATGACTGCGCCCGAGTCTTCTTCCAATCATCAAGAGTCTTAACTGCCTTAAGAGCGACCCAACGCTCTGGCGCAATGCCAGCACGCTTTGCCATCTCAAGTTCTTCCGACGACAGGCGTACGGTAGGACCACCGCTAGTCCCTGCGGACGCATTTGCTGTCGCAGTCTTGACTTGCCGTCCATCACCAGAAACCAAATATGGCTTTGCCTTAACGAGATTGCTAAAGAGAATGTCAAGGTTCTCTGGCTTGCCGAGGTCGTCGTAAACAATTTCTTCTTTACTTACGAGCGCCAAAGCGTCACGGTAATCAATGATTCCGATTTTCTCTGCCGCGTCGCGTGCGACCGCTTCTGCCAAGATAGCCTTTCGTTCATTAGCCCACGTTTCAGCCTGCTTGCGCAATTCGGTGACTTCCGCGACAAGCCGCTCTTGCTCAGACATCTGAGCCTTTGCTGCTTCCGCTTCCGCCGCTTCCTTAGCGCGCAGTTGCTGCCGAAGTTTCTGCGCCTCTCGCTTTGCTTCCTCGCGCTCTTTCACAAGCACTTGGACATCAAGTTCGGGCTTGGACTCTGTGGCTTCCTGAGCCGCGACTTGAGCGCCCTCGTCGCTAGGGGCTACCTGAGCCGTTGACGGCGTTTCCTGAACGTCCGCCTTCTGCGCTTCCTCTGTCATTGTATATGACCTCTCTCTATATGACAACCGCAAAGTTGCGGCGCGTTAACTATACACTAACAACCACACCGAGTTCACTAAGTGCCTTCTCAATCTTTTGACGGACGACGGTAGGCATCGGCTCGGCTGCATAAAAGGCTCGCACCTTTGCCGTAGATACTCGTGCCTTGACCGCAACCGTAGTGACGTTTAAGCCTTTCGCCTCTGCGCCAAGGCGATACAGATCGGCAATCTCAATAGCGGAACGCTTGAAAGATGGCATTGGGGTTGTCGCAATCTCATCGTCCTCGCCTCGCAGATAGCGGTCAGCGTTAATGAGCATTTCGCGATACGGCTGGGGTACTTGGTCTAAGAACTCATACTCATACATAAGGTTAATCACTTCGTCTTTAGTCGGAGCCATTTTTGCGGCGATATCCAAAGCACGGCTCATTCGCGCGCCAATCATTGACAAACGTTCAGTAGGCATTACTCATTTTCCCCCTTAAAGAATAGTTCCTCAAAGCCCATTGATTCCTCAAATGTAATTGTAACGGCTTTTCCGCCACGGATGACGGCGCGTTCGTAGCGGCGATACCAGTCATCAAGGCGCGCTTGCAGATTTATGTTACGAGTGTCGCCCCGCTGTTGCGTTGCAATCCTTGCCATATGCTCCAACCATTGCCCAAGGCTCATTTTCCCTTCCGTTCCGCCGAAAGGTGTCAATCGCTGCCATGACGCTGGGCGCGGCGCTCTGCGTACCGCGCCTTGCTTGCTAGACGGGGTTGGCATTTTGCCACTCATTACGTTCATATCACCAGACGCGATTACCGACGCGCTACGGTTAATGATTAGCAAATAAGAATTCGGGTCGGTTTCGTAAATCTCTTTCCATGTGCGGCGCTGCGTTGATACTGTGCTTGGTCTTCCGTTGGGGTAAATGACGATTGCGTCAATTCCGAGCATTGCTGCATATACTCCCTTTCCATTTGAGTCCACGGTCATGTCGTACATTGCTCTTGCCGCTTCGTATTGCGCTTGAAGTGCTTGATACTCTGCACTGCGAATGTCTACGCCCTTGTTTTGCAACACCTTCATGTTGGTAGCGGCGTTTTCTGCCGTCCCGTCCCAATAACTTGCCTCTTGCTTAAGAAGTGCCTCAAAATCGCCTTGCTGCATAACATTTTTGCCATTAACGCGCTTGAGCCTTCCTAGCGTTACAGGACCTTCTACGTTATAGCCGCCGTTAGAGTATTCGTTGGCGGTACGGGCAGCCGTAAGCGCCATTTCAGGGTCTAGCCGAGCCTGCGGCAGTTTCTTAAACGTTCCCCACTCAAAGGACGCGGAGTATGTTCCATTACCGAAAATGCCTTTACCCGTGTGCTGCGTCGGGTCAAATTTATACTGAGAGGCATACGCGACTTTAGTATCGCCGCGAAGCCACATACGGTCGCCCTTTTCTAAATGCATCATAAATGTTCTCAAATCGGTGAGCGACGGTAACTGCCCTGCCCAGCCTTGATATTCCAATACTTTGTCAATGCCTGCATCGCTATCATTTCTCGTAGTGCGGTCACCCGTTGACTTGTGCAATTTATGTATCTCCATAATTTGCTCAGGAGTCAAATCGCGCGTAATGTTTTTGCCTTGCACATATCCCGTTTCTAGTTGGTCGGCGGTTGCAAACGTTCGTTGCGATACGAGCGGTGCTTTTGCAGCGGCTTTTTCTTGCAGGCGTGCGACGATATTATCACTGTATTCGGCAGGTCGGAAATTGCCCTGCATAATGTGATTGAAGAAGGTCTTTGCGCTCGTCATTGCGCGGCTTGCGTTGTTGGATGTAAACGTAATCTCATCTGGTAATGGACTCGTCATTCGTCCTGCGTAGTCAGGAAAAATATTGGCGTTGTACCACTTAATAAACTCTGGACTAATTTTTACGTTAAAGCCACCCTCAATGCGGACGAATGAGGCAAGCGTCGTTTCGTTCTCGCCTTCTTTGCCCCATCTGTATCTGATTTTTACGTCCCACTCTGTAGGCATGCCGTCCATCTTTTGCGTAACCTGCCTCCAATCAAAACCGCGCTGCGCGTTCCAGCCTTTCATCTGTGTAATTCGTTCGGCTAGTTCGGGAAAGATGCGCGTTCGTGCGGTTGTTCCTAGCGCCGTATCTAGCCCGCGTACGCCAAACGTAGGAACGGGATGCGAGCCTGCCGCCACAACTGCGGGCGTTGGTACTGCTACAGGCTTTGGGGGCGGCGGCGGGGCAATTGGCTTTAAAAGGACGGGAGGTGGCTTGCGTGAAAATGGCGAAGGCATTGGCGGTACTGAACTAGGAGGCGTAGGCGTAGGCGTAGGCTTTGGCGGAGGCGGAGGGGCAGGCGGTGTAGCAGGCTGAGGCATAGGTGCGGTCAAGACACCCTGCTTGCTGTTCAGGTAGTCAGAGAATGCCTTGCGCGCCATCCATGACGTGCCGAACTGCTTGCCGACTCCTTGCCCGTTAGCGTCGCGGACAGTCCATTTACCGTTAGGCAGTTGCGCTAGTGAGCCTACGATTTGTCCGTTGTAGTCCAAGTCCACAATCGTCGCGCCCTTTTGACTGCGGGTGTTCTTTTGCGTAAACGATGTCGCTTTGGTTGGCACAAATGGCTTCGGCGCGGTAGGGATTACAGGCTTGATTGCAGGGGCTGGCGTTTGCGGAGGAGTTACTGAGGGCGGGGTAGGTACGGGAGCGCCAGCGTTTTGTCCTAGGTGTTGCGAGATAGTCGTGCCAGGAACAGGCGGCAATGCGCAAGCCCCTCCAGTGGCTTTCGGCAGTCGCATAACGCGGGAGCGAGGAACGCGCGGTGCCACTCAGATACACAGCGGGCGAAGGGCAAGCGTATTGCCCCATACGCGATTTGGGCGGACGTATAAAAACTGCTTGAGGTTTGGGTCGGCTTGATACATTTTGTAGCGTTGCGGACCGAGAATCTCCAACTGCTTGGCTCGCGGCAATCCAGCAAATGCCGCTTCACCTGCAGACTTCCCGTTAACCATCGGAGGAAGCGGAGGACGCGCGTCAGGGATAGTAGGGTCACCAAGAATCTCTGCGAATGAACGAGGACGAGGCACCATCGCACAACGGCAGTTCGGATGACTAATCATTGACGGAATGCGCGGCTTGGCAGCCCACGCCACAGGTGGCTGCGGAATGGCAGACGCATTTACCGCCCCGTGCCAATCATCAACGCCGCTTCCATACGTTGCAGGGAAGAATGTGCCGTGCAGCGACCAGCAGATTGCGCACGTCGTAGAGTCCAAGGAGGCGCGCCATTGCCATCCTTCGTAAAGATGCGCATTGGCAGCCATCATGCCTCGCTGAGTTTCCCGTGCGACGCGGTGGAGTTCTGTTCGGGCAATAAGATGCCCCCTCCATGCGGGGATGCCCAGAGCGTGCTGCAAATCAGCCCCTACGCGCGAGGATGAACGCCCCAGTAGCACGCCCGTCCGAAGCGCCTGCCCTGCTCGGTCGGCTCCACCTGCATTTGCCGCTTGGAATATCTGGTCAAGGGGAGAACCTGCCGAGGTGAACGAGGACATATTTACGAACGCATCAATCGGCATTGGGTTCCACGGGATAGCGACTTCACCGCGAGCCGCAATGGACTGAATCTGAGCATTCATGACTTTATGCGCTGCATCAATGCCGTTGCGTAGCATCGTGCGTGTTCCTGCTGCGGCATCTTTATTCCATACGTCCAGAGTCGCCTTTATCTGCGCAAGTAAGGCGCGATAGCGAACGTCTTGGAATACGGCGTGACGTGACGCTCCAGGCATCGCCGCCTCTGTTGCAAGTTTCATGCCTTCGTTGTACGCCGACATCAGAGAGCGGCGCAGCGAGTTACGGAGATAAACTTGGCTATCGTTGTCTAGTTGGGCGAGAAGGCTCCGCAGTTCTGCGGCGTTATCTAGTACCTGTGGCATCAGCCGATGCCCATAGCACCTCGGTCAACAGCCTGCGCCAAAGCCTCAACGCTCGTACCCTGCTCGTCGGATGCATTCGCAAGTTCCGTCATTGGGTCAATCCCTTCCAATTTAGAAAGGATTGTGCGTTGCGACACGCCAAGCGCCGCCATCATGCCAAGTGCTTCCAGATGTTCCTTTTCATTCCTTGACTCTGGGTCAGCCCATTGCACGTTGATAGGCGTGTGCATTAGGTCGTCATACGAAATAGGGAAACGCATTTCAGGAAGCGCAAACTCATTCGTTAGCATTGCTGCATAACGAAGCGTATGCGCCCACGACTCGCCCCACTCATAGTGGCGTGCTTTTGCCTTCGCAACGATTCCAGACTCCGCCGTCTTTAGCGATTCACCTGAAGGTGCGCCACCAGAAACGAGGAGCATGTGTGAAGGTGTGCGCGAGCGGGCAGCGATGCGGCTAATCGTGTTCTCAATCGCACGAATCATTCCGTCAACGTCTGCCGCAGGGAACTGACCAAAGGCTGTGTTTGGGTCTTCCGATGACCAGACTTCTCCAGGCACAGCGCGAAGGACGCTGGTGTTTGCTACGCCAACTGCATACCGCTGAGGGAAGCCAAGGGTGTCCATCACCAATGACAAGTCAACGAGTTCCTTATTCAGTCGGTCTTGCTGCGGAATTGTAGAGCGATGTTCTGCTACGCCGTACTGCTTGCGCTGGCGCATATTTGCAAAGTGAACGATAGGAATGCCGCGAGGTGTTGCAGGATTATCTAGAAGGTAATTAGGCGTTGGGAAGACCGTATCGCCGTAATCAATCCACGGTGCCCAAAGTCCGCCTTCATCCGTGCCCGTACGGAAATACTTCTCAATGCGGTCATCGTAGTAAATGTTCATTCGCACAACGGAACGACCGCGCGGAGAAAGTCCGACAGGAGGATTGACTGGAGAGGCTTCGTCTGTCGTCCATGTTTTGACTGAGCGCACCATCTTGCCGTCAACGTAATCTGCTCGGAGCATGTCTGGATAGTTCATACGAATGCGCGTAGCCTGCAACGCGTTATCAAACTCCATCACCATAAATGCGTCGCCGTACTTGAGGAGTTCTGTGTGGAAACGATGCTGCTCTGCGTCTAGTCGGTTCCTATCCCAAATTGTTTGCCAAAGCCATTCACCGAGTTCTGGGTACTCAGGCGTATCAATGCCAACAACACGGCATCGGTCAGCAAGCGCATCAACAACGGTTGCGCAATAGTTTTCGTGGTAGTCAATTCCGCTGCGCTCCAAGTACGTCTTGGCGCGGTCGGTGAGCATTGTGTCTTGGTCGCCTGAATAGTAATCTTCGGCAACATGGTAGTCGTCTAGGCGCTTCGTTCCCATGCTCGCCATTTCACGCAAAAACTCTTGGTCAAGTGCCTCAGGGTTTGGAAGCCCCGTTGCAGAACTATCGGCGTTTAGTGCCAGTGCCATTTTTACCTCTTGTCTACATAGCGGTCGCCCTTGAGCGTCAAGTCGCCGCGCTTGGTGATTGTAGCATTCTGTGGCGCAATACTACTAGATGATTGCGCATCGCGTCCAATTGCAAGTGCATTGAAGGCTCCCGTAGCAGCGTCTACTTGGTCGTCATGAGCGCCATCGGGGAAGGCGTACATTTCATCAAGGAACTGCGCGTTCCAATTTGCTCGGATAAGACGAATGTTCCCGCGTTCCGCCTGTGCTGCCATGCCCATTGCACGCGCAATCTTTGACCCTGTGGAGCGCACGCCTCGGAAGTCATACCCGTACAGAACCTTACGCGAGTAATAATCAATCAGGGACACGCCCGATGAGCCTGGTTCTTGCTCCATGCGGATAGGGACAGACTTGCCATCGCGCTGCGCCGTTGACTGCACGAGCCTCTCTACGTCCGCTGGCGACCCTTGCATGCGGACGACATCTCGGACGTATGTGAAGCCCGACACCATATCTCGCGCCAGAAGCACACCTGCCGTATAGTCGCCGCCGTTGGGTGTGGCTGCCATATCCCACGCCCGTACTTGGCGTATCGGGTGATTAGGCAACTCGTCCTCAGTCATAAACGAACCCACCTTAAAGATTGCGCCCTCAGGACGAACCAGCCAGTTGCCGTCCAAGAGTTGCGCTCGCGTTACCGCGTCCAACTCACCGAGTGCCTTTGTGTATTCGTCTTGGTCAAGGTGCGGGTTATCTCGGAGTCGGGCAGGTACGAACCTACGCGGGCGGTTGTCGTTGTCTACGGGCATTTCTACGGAGCCGTCAAACTTAGTCTTTGGAATGAAACGGTCATAGACCCACTCGTGCCCGATACCGCCTGGGTTAGAGGCTGAACGTACCCTTACAGGTACATCAGCGTCAGCACCGCGCCTCAAGCGTGAAAACAGGTACAGGTACTGGCTACGGGTGAACTGCGTCAACTCGTCAAAGGCAATGAACTGGAACGCTGCGCCTTGATAGCGGTACTTATCTGCCTCGGACTCCAAGTAGCCGAACGTAATCGTCGCGCCAGACGGGAAGTGGAATGTTTTACGCGACTCGTTCCAAGTCACTTCTGGGTACGCCGAAAGCCAGTCACGGGCACGGCTCATGATGGCATCGGGAAGGCTCAGGTCTGTGTAGGAACGGCGCAGAATCAACGCGGCATAGTGCGGCATGTCTACGTACTGCAACGCCGCCATCAGGAGCGCATCTGACTTCCCTCCGCCCGCTGCGCCCCCGTAGAGCGCCTCTAAGTCGTTAAGAAGAAGAAACGCCGCCTGCCTCGCCGTCGGCTTGTGCGGTGCGTACTTGGTCGTCCTCGGGGTCAATGCCCGTATCAGCCTGTCCTTCTGGCTCTGCGGCAATGACTCCAATTTCTGCAAGGATGGCAAGTGTGTCGGCAATGCTTGCGCCATGATTGTTTCCTTCTTGCTTTACGACAACAGGGGCATTTGGGCTGCCCGTGAGTTCCAGCGATTCATGCCTGCGCCAATCTTGTCCTCGTCTGCGCTCAAGCCACCACGCTGCGGCTGACCAAGTGCCTGTTGAGGCTGCTTGCGCAACCTGTGCCACAAACCTGACCTCAGCATCTGCTTCTGCCTTCTGAACCGCGTCGCAGAATGTCGCATCGTCCTCCATCCAGCGATAAAATGTCGCATGGTCAATCTCGCCAAAGGATACCGCAGCACGGCGCGTGTTGCCTGCCCGTAGCGCCTGTACGATGGCTGCTACGCGCTCAGGAGTCTTCTTGCTGTTGCCTTCTCCGCTCATTATTTCCTAATCATTGTAACAATAAATGAGCCGACAAACAAACCCGCAATGCCCATAAAGCCTGCGAAGGTAGGCGGCACAGGTGCATTAAGCCCCAGCGCAGCGAATACGCCCCCAATAAACGCCCCTAGTGCAAACGTCTGAATAACGTCCATGTTAGCCCTTCCTTTCTTGGTGCTGCCCAAATGTGAGCGCACCTTGCTTCTTCTTGAACGCTGGGATGTTATTGGCAACGATGCCAATTTTGTTCGTAGGTGCGGTAATTGCGAGCAAGTCTGACTCCTCCTGATTGAAGTAGCCCGCCGCCTCAAGTGCTTCCGCCGTAGGGAACACCTCCGCATGGCGGTCATTTTCTAAGTCTATGAGGTGGTCTTCTAGCCCTCCGAGCGAATACAGGTAGAGAAAGTTCTTTGGGGTGAGTCGTTGCATGCCCGCGGGCTGAGCCGTTGACGAGTAATACTCTTTGTCGGCTATGCGCTTAAAGCGCGATACTTCCTTCGTGTACGCATAAAACGTCACGTCAGGGATGACCCTGGCGATGTAAATCCACGCCTCAAGGTACTCATCGCTGAAAAAGTCCCCTGAGTCATGAATTCGGACGTACTTGCCGCCCCGATACCGCTTGTGTGATAACTCCTCAATCATGGCGCTTTGCCATCCAACGAGGTCATCTAGCACCATCTTCAGGTTATTCGCGTGCGCCTTTTTCGCTGTAGGGAACAGGAAGGTGCCATTTCGGGCGTAGCAGAACTGCGCGCATACCCCAGCCTGCGGACAGGTCTTGATGACCCTTCCGTCGTCTAACTTGACTCCTAGTGCGGGCAGCGTCCAGTTAAACGCGCCAATGTCCCGAAGTTCGGCGTTTTGCCGCAGCAACCACTTTCGCGGCTTGGCTACGACTCCATCTCTCCGCCGACTGGCAGTCCCGCTCTCTCTACTGGCAATGACCCCTTGTACCACTCAAAGCCCTCCTGAATATAGTTCGTCGGGTCAGGTACTCCTGCCACGTTAAACGACTCTTTGCGCTCAAAGCATGTGCCGCATGTGCCGCAATGCTGCGCGCCACCCTTGTAACAACTCCATGTTATCTCATACGGCAAGTTTAGCCTCGCGCCTTCCTTGACGATATCAGCCTTGGTCAGGTGGAGGAACGGTGCGTCCAGAGCGACTGCCCCTTCGGTGGCGTATGAAATACTTTCGGCAAGCGCGCGCACGAACTGCGGGCGGCAGTCTGGGTAGATGTAATGGTCGCCGCTATGAACTCCAGTAACGACCCTTTCGGCGTTTTCGGCTTGGGCGATACCTGCTGCGATGTTAATCATGATGGCGTTGCGGTTAGGCACGACCGTCTGGCGCATCGTTTCCTCGCGGTAATGCCCGTCTGGAACGGTGTTGTCACCTGTCAGGCTATTCCTGCCAAGGAACTCTCCGAGCGACTTTAGGTCAATAATGCTGACGGGGGCGTTAAGCCTGCCGCCGACCTGCATAAGTGCCGACAGTTCCTTGACGTGCCTCTGACCGTAGTCAAACCCGACAAGGTGCAGTTCATAGCCTCGGTGTGCGTACTGATAGGCAGCGGTTGCGCTGTCCATGCCTCCTGAGGCAACGATAATTGCTTTCATTCCAACTCCTTCCTCATGACGAGAAGATTCGTCTTTTTAGACGGCTCCTTGTCTATCGTATTAAAGCCAACGGCGTGGTAAAAGTCCACGGCGGGCGTTCCTTCTATGACTTTGAGGCGTATGGCTTCGGCATGAAGCACGGAACGGCTACGCTGCTCCAAGAACTCCAGCATGCCCTTACCAATGCCTTTGCCGCGTAATTCTGTATCAACGGCAAATTTATAAATCGTAACAATGCCGTCGCGTCGTTTATGGAACTGAATAAAGCCGACAACCCGCGAGTCAGAGTACGCAGCGACCATCTCGCTACTTGCGATTGACGCCCGATAAACGGGCGGCATCGTGTACCCCAACTCGCGGACTGCCTGCTTCGCCACGAGTGCGATTCCGTCGTAGTCCTCTGGAACCGCCAAGTCGTAGCGAATACTCATCGCGGAACGACGATGCGAGGGCTTTCGTTGCCGACTGGCATCGGACGCTCAATGACGGCTACAGGGTTAATGCTGATGCCGCCACGCGGAGTGAAATCGCCGCGTACTTCCAACCAGAAAGGCTCCGTAAGGGCGTATAGCGTTTTAGCAATACGCGCAATGCAGTCCTCATGGAACTCGCCATGGTTGCGGAAACTAAACAGGTACAGTTTCAGAGCCTTGGACTCTACGAGGTACTTATCTGGACGATAACGAATCGTAATGTTCGCAAAGTCTGGCTGCCCCGTCTTTGGGCAAAGACTTGTGAATTCGGGGCACTCCAACTCAACGATGCTCGTGCCTGAATGGTCAAACGGAATCTTTTCCAAGACGGACTCATCGTACGTCGTCGGATACTCCGTTACTTGTGACCCAAGTGCTTGCAAGTGTTCCGCGTTACTCATCCGTTAAGTCCTTTCAGCACTGCGCCTGCTGCGTCGCGTACGGACTTCGTAAGCGCAAGCAAGCCTCCTACTGCCCACTTAACTAGCGTGTCGCCAAAAATCACAGGGATAAGAAGTTCCTGTGGAAAGTACGACGCGCCGTAAAAGGCGAGCAGCGTAAAGATGATGGAATCTAGCGGAGCGGATACTCCGTTAGATGCCGCGACGCGCAAGTACCAGTTCCTCTTGATAAGGCGCTGATAGATTTCCGTGTCTGCCGATTCAGCGATAAGAATCGCCGCGCAGGATGCAAGCACGATACGAATATCAAACTGCTCGCCGCCTGTGACGATTGCCACAAGGAAGTTCACGATTGCCGCTGATGCAATCATGTAGTACACGGGCTTGCGCCCGCGCCCTTGGTCATGCGCAAACTGGTGAATCCAGTCCCGCAAAGTGAACGTTGCGCCGAAGAACAGCGTGCCGACACCGACAACACCGAACAGCGGCAACTCAATCAACGTCGTGGCATATGTATTAGCCGCGAGCGTTACGCCGACATAGGCGGCGATGATTAGGAACAGAACCATTTCTGTCTTCTCCCTCTAGTTTTGTTATCGCGGGATGGTCGCAAACCGCGGACACCGACTTGATGTCGGTGCCACTATATCAGAGCCGCCTCGTCGTTAAACGCAAGCGCCATTGTGGATGAGTTTAGGGCAATGGCAATTGGCATTGGGTTCGGGACGTGATAGCCCAAGTCGCTCACCGTCGGCATATTTGTTAGTGGCATTGGCGAAGTAACGCCGCCTAGTTTTGCGCGCAAGTCCCACAGAATCAGTTCGCCACGACCAGCCGCTTCCGCAGGTTGTGCGCTTGCTACCCCGACAATATTTGCCTTGCCAATGGCATTGACAAGTTTGTTGCAATCGGACGAGAACAAAATGACTGGCTGCTCACCTAGTGCGTCTAGAGGGTACGGCTCATCATCAAGGTCATAGGCAACGACAGCATCAGGTCGCAAGCCGACAGGCGGACGGCTCGGCATATACACAGGCTCAGCCCCTGCCGCAATCACCTCGTCAGCAAGCACACCCTCGCTAGACCCTATGCTCGCGCACCGAATTACATAGCGCAGGGCGCGTGTTTCCCGCACGCTCTCGCTAGTAAGGGTTCGGGGGGCATAAAGAGCAATAGGGTGAACGCGGCAAGGCTTCTCGCGCGTTTCAGTCGCATATAGAAGTCCTGCCCTCGTAACCGCGCAGCAGCGGCTGTCATCGTCGTTAACGATTACATAAACGTCAAGGTGCGTCTTGGGGCGAGGCTTTTTGCCCAGACCGTCGTCGTCACCTGTCTGCGACTTATCTTCCTTGATGATGCCCGCGTTCTTTGCCGTTTCAGTCAGCATGTTGCCGATTGCCTCGTCGGTGTTGTCAAGCGAGCCGAGCAGCGCGGTTAGTGCATCCTTGTCAGCAAACGCCAACGAACCAATTGGGTCAAACGTCGCCAATGCCAAACGCTCGTCGTCGTCTGATAGGTCTACATAGGTTACTGGCACGGTTGGCTCGTTCTTGGCGCGCGCGACGGATAGCCTCAAGTGACCATCAACGACCCTGTTGGTGTTTTTGTTGACAATAACCCGCTGCACCCAGCCGACGCGCGTAAGCGCCTCTTCTAGTGCGCGCTTTTGCTCTGTTGGATGCGTCCGCCAGTTGGCGTCATTCATGTCAACGCTAAATGGGTCTACGTCAGCAGAGCCTACGATTGCGTTTTTAATTTGCTTCATGCGCCCTCCGCAGGCTTAAAGTCTGGGTCAAACAAGCCAGCAAGCAACGATGCGCTCATGGCGAAGGCGATGTACAGGTGATTGGCGGACTTGAGAATGCCCATGTCCATAATAGAAGTTGTCTTTAGGGCAGGCATTGGCTCCGTGACGATGCCGTACTGTCGCCCAAGGTCTGTTGAGGCAACCTGCCCGTACTGAGCAACCTTGTGAATGTAATTGGTGTCAATGCTAATGACTTCATCTGGATAGCCGCACCAAAGGGCAAACTGCTTTGCAGGCGAGCCTCCTAGCAGGTGCGTGCGGCGACCTCGGAAGCGGTCAAAGGCAAGCGGCGTGCCACCGTAGGACGAAGGCACCGAGTAGCCCAACATATATTTCTCTGGGATGTCTGCAATGCAGTCGTACTTAGGAATGACGATGACGTTTTCTGTAAACGGCTCTACGTCCTCAGCATACTTCATGATTTCGTCAAACGTTTTGTATGGCAAGCCCATTGCTTCGCATTGCCCTTTCGTTAGCAAGTCAAGGACAGTTGCGTAGCGCGGACGAAGTTGCTCCACGACTCCTACATGCACTTCGTGTTCATAGCCCTTCCATTCATTGTCCACGAACTCAGAGCGATGTCGTTCGCATGGCGTTGACTTGGTGCTACGCGTTCCGTATAACAAGCCTGCGTCTACGGCGGTGCAGCATGCCCCGTCGCTTTGGCTAAACGTGAAGATGACATCAGGCTTCGTCTTTGGGCGTACGAGTGTGCCGCTTGGCAGCGACAAGTCCTCTAATCCGTCCGCAGTAAATGCCGCGCCTGCCATCTGCGCTGTCTGATTAAGCACATGCGTTAGTGCGTCGTCCACCGCTCCAAGTGATGACAGCAATGCGGTTAACTTGGCGGTATCGGCTTCTGCCATTGCTGCAATAGGGTCAAGTGTGGCGAGGGCGTAGGCTTCTTCTTCAGGAGTCAACTCAACGTACAGGACGGGAACTTTTTGTTCGCGTCGCTTCATTGCCAACATCACGCGCAAATGTCCGTCAACCAAATGCCCTGTCGTAACGTTTACTACGACTCGCTGAATCCAGCCTAGCCGTTCAATGGCGGCATCAAGCGATGCCTGTTGCCCTGCGCCATGAATGCGCCAATTGGAAGGATTAGCCAGTAGTTGGTCTGCCAACTCCTCGCCTTCACCGACAATGCGGTTGCGGAATGCCTCAGTCATGGCTGCACCTTACCACAAAGGAGTGCCGCCTGCGAAGCGGAGGCAGCCTCGCAGACGGCGTAGATGACTATACCCGAAGTTCGTCGTCAAGTACATTAAAGCCGCCATCGTAGAGTTGTGCTAGGACGGTACTGACCTCCTCGCCCGTAAATGCCCGCCAGTCCTCCTCGCCGTCGCGGAGCAAGACGCAATCGCCATAGATGCCCATAAACAGCCATTGCGGGTTCTGCGTCATAGTCGTCGCAAGGTCAGCCGCAGCCCAGTTAATAAACCTGTCAGCGCGCACCCTGCCCTCTTCGTCGCAGATAAGGACGCATGGCACGCCTGCAATGTCGCCGCGCGCGGCAACTTCCATGTAGCCGTCTACCATCTTGCGGATAGTTGCGCCGTCTGTTTGCGGCATGTCCACCTTCTTGATGGCTGCGCGTGCGCCGTCGCGTTCACCTGTTACATAAAGTCCAACCTTACTCATTCTGCCTCCTCTACTTTCATCAATACTTTGTTGCTTAGATTGCGGACTGTTCCGTCTTTGTATACAAACGCCTTCATGCCTTTACCTGAACGCCTCCAGCCTTCTTGGACGATGCCGTCATGGGTCGTCTGCTTGTAATGCATCATGCTGCGCTTGCCGAACCAACGGATGGTGTAGCGTTCCTGCGTAAGTTCCTGCAACCGTTCAAGTGCCCATTTGACTTCCTTGAGGTTATGGTCGCGTGCCGCCTTTTCTTGCGCAATGTCCTCATCTGTCTTGACAATGGTTGCGCGGACTTCGGAGTTAACGTTACGCCGTCTTCGCTTCCATCGTAGGAATTCTGCACGCTTGCGGAACTCGCCCGCAGCCTTGCCTGCATTGTTTGCGTGGTATCCATACTCGCTATGCCGCGCCTCCTTAGCCTCTTTGCTTGTCAAGTACTTACCGTAAAGCGTAAATGCCGCGCGGTGAAACGAAACGCTATGGCTGCACGCGCACGTTCCGTACTTGTGGCTGCAATACGATGGCGTTTGTGCGTGCGCCAGTTCGTGCAAAAATGTCTTAAATGAGCCGCATACAATTGTTCCGCTGCGGAAATGCCCGCCGTCTACGTCGCGTGGCTTGATGTGGATTTCGTGCAATCGGAACGCACGCTCATTGGCAAGGACTTTCTTCATTTTACGAATCAAGTCTTTTCGTTCCGTGTGCCCAGTAATGCGAACCCACATGCCGTTCACATCGCTTAGGCTAATTATCTTTTTCGCCTTCATCCTGCCTCCTTTGCTCTGCATCTCCACCTTCGGAGCATAATATGATTATAGAACCTTTTATGACAAAGTTCCACCCGCATTTTTCAATTGCGTTTTCATCCTTCTGTTTTCGTAGCAAGTTTGAACATGTCGTGAACGGCTTCGTACATTGCCAATTGTCCTTGCACATAGGTTGCAATGGTCACAGGCGTGCCATCCGAATATTCACGAATGCCTTCATGCTCAAACATTTGCCCATCTACGAACGTCCACTTCCAGTATGCTCCGTCTTCGCCATCCCAAAACATATAGCCGCCTGACTCAACGTACGGAGCGATTGCCGCAAAGAAAACTTCTTCTTGACCCGTTTTACTGTTTGGATAGTTAAGTACTGTAACGCCATCTTTTTCTACGGCGCATTCAAAGCCGAGCGCCTCAAGGAGTGAATTTAGCGACTTAAACTCCGACAAGTCTGCGGGCATCCATGAAAAATGTGAACTAACGCGCTCACCTTCTTTCCAAGAACCGCCGCGCTTTGCGTCGTCGGGCAGACGGTTCAAGTCAAGAATTGCACCGTACGCCGCCTCAATATTTTGTGCTGGAATTGTAATCTCGCCTGAACCGCTAACGTCGTAACCCATGTTAAGCCTCCTTCACTTTGTATTGTTCTTCAACGATTTCACTTAGCGTCGTGCGCCAGTCTGCAAGGGTTTGCGTGACCATATGCGTATCGTCGCAAAGCGAGCATGCGCCATGCTCTCCTGCGCGGTCATGCTCGTCCCATTCCAAGCGGCTAATTACGCCAAGTTTGTTCGTGCCTCGCAAGGCATCAAGCGGCGAGCCGTAAACGCCAACAAAGTCGTTCTCGTACACCGCATAAACGCGCTTGTCTTTTTGCCCCGTCGGAAACAGCCTCATCACTGAGCCGAACCCGTCGGTTGCAACTGCCTCTTCCGTCCATTCAGTTAATTTGCTCATGCCCGCCTCCTTCTGTTCCCTCTTTGATTAACTCCACCACCGCATGCGCCGCCACAACCACGTCAATGGCATAACGCTGCATACTGCGGCGAGTCGTTTCATCCCAATGGCTCATCTGCTTGCCAACCCACTCCGTCCAATGCGCGCTGTTCGGGTTGTAGTCTTGAGGCAACGTCATGACCAACCCGCTGCGGATGCCTACGACCATCACCGCCGACATAAATCGGCTTTGCGGCGACAGCACCTGCCAGTCGGTTACGATGTCTTGCGCGTCATTCACGCGCACCCTCGTCGCACCCATCACTTCCTTGTCGGGGTCAAGTTGCGCCAGAATATCTACTGCCGCATGCATGCCAATCAGTCCAAAATAGTCCTGAAGCACGGGCAGTAGGTCTGGGTCAACTTCACCGCGAACGGTCGGCTCGTCTAGCGTCCTATACATGCGACCAAATCCAAATGAGGAATGCGGTCGTCGTTCCATAGAGGAACCACAGCACTTTCATTTCATGGCGGCGCATCTTTTCCTCCTCGCGCTCGTAGTCTGTCTTCGTGCGCAAGGACGTAATGACTTTCGGCTTTTCACGCATTTGGAGCCTCCTGTTCAATCTTGAAACCCTCAAGTCCAAAATAGCGAAGTGCCGTCTTTGGATTCCTGCCTGCCAGCATTGCATTGAACTGAATGCTTGCCTCAATGACTCCGCATTCGGGACAAATTGCCGTCTTGTTGTCATATCGGCTAAGTGCAACGTATGGTTGCTTTAGCCTGATGCCACAACCTTTGCACTTGACTCGTTCGTTCTCGTTCATGTTCATAACTGCCTCCTTCTACTCCAATTATATGTCCGCGCTTGCGGTCAATCCATCCGTGACTGCGGCATTGCCTCAATGCCATGCGCTTTCAGGACTTCGGAGTATGCATCTGCGTACGCCTCTTTCTGTTCCATTGACTGCCCGAACTCATTAACCCAAACAGCCCAGCCGCCGTAATAATTTTTGTGGCTGTTCTTGACGTTCTTTTTCACCCAGCGGGCGTACCCGCTGCGTCCATTTTCAATAACAACCCACGCAAAGCCGCACACGCCGCTTGCGACGTAGTACGTCGGCTTCGCGTAATCAATTTCATTGGCTGCCGTGCCAACAAAGCCCTTGGACTCACCAACAATCATCGGCACGGGAACTTTGGCTGTGCCTGCTGCCATGCCTGCCGCATGAGCCTCGTCGTGAATCGCCTTATACATTTCATGCAACTTGTTCATACTTGCCTCCAACTGTTTGGGGCGAGGGCAAGTGCCCCCGCCCCGTCTGCCTTACGCGTTAACCGCCTCAATCTGGGCAACTTCGGCTGGCGTTGCAGCCTTGGTCGTCGCTGCGTCGTAGCGAGCCTTGAATGACTTTGCGTTGCACTTTTCATCGTTCTGGACGAGCGCATGGGCGAGTGCAACTGCAACCGTGTCCATGACTTCATCAACGGTGAGCGTGTCAAACTTGGTGATGCCCGCAACCTTTGCGGTGCCCTTCATGTCGCCAATTACTTCGGCGACCGTCTTGTAGATGCTGCTTCGGCTGCACATTTTTGCCTCCTTTTTCCAACTTGAGCCTGCCTGCTTGCGCTTCGGGCTCTACTGCAATTATGGCTACAGCCTTTCATAAGTTCCACACCCAAGTTGGAAGGGGGCTAGAAGGGGGCTGAATCCACCTTGCGAGAACAGCGATTTTGCGGGTTTCCCGCATTCTCACGCATGTTTCATAGGGGGGGCACTATGATTACATTGTCTGCGAGAACCCATGCGAGAGCGCGGGATTCTATGAGTTGATGCGGTTCAGGTATTCACGCAGCAGTTCACGATGCGCAGTCGCCCATCCGTTTAGGTGGTGATGCCAACAAAGTGTAACAAGATGACGCTCATCGCTTGGCGCGCGTTTGCCCATCATCGCGTGTTGGCGTACATGGTCAAGAGTTAAGTCGTCGTTATTACGTGAACCCCAGCGGTCGGCGCACTCTGAAGAAGCACCGAGAAGTGGCGCAACGCACGTCCAGCCGTCACGTTCTAGAATTTTCGTGCGCATGTCTGCCGTTACAGGGTCTTTGTGCGGTTTGCGCCTTAGGCGAGTACGCTTCATCTCGCGCCTGTTGCGTACGGCGTGAGAATTTCCACGCGTACTTTTTGTATACCCCTCCCAAGACTGACACCAAGCGCCGTGAATGCAGCAGGCGACAAGTCAATAAGTTTTTCTTGCGACCCGCCTCGGCAGCCGCAGGTATCAACGACCCATGCAACAATAGCAATGTTGGTTTTTAGATTTGTGATAATTACCCGATAAGGCTTTTCGCCCCAATCAAACGGCGCAAGTTTGCGCATTCGTGGACCTGCTGCGGCGTAGAACTTATACGGTGCGCCATCTTGATTGCGCGACTTTGCGCCTTTGCGCGGCGCTTGCGTATACCATGCGAAGTTCTTACTCGCGTCGTACCACGTCGCTACGCCGTTTATCGTCCGTACTGAGAGGTCATCCGCAGGTGGATGCGGCGTAAACAGCATCGCGATGGACAAAACAAGCGACATCATTGGGCGAGGTCTAGCGGCTCAATCTCTACTTCTACGCCCTCTTTGTCGTCGGAATAAATCTTGACTGCTGCAAGCGCGCACACTTGGCTGTCGTCTTTGATGATGCCGCTAATCTGTATTGCGTCCAAAAGGGCGCGTAGATACTTGTCTAGGTCAGGGCGGCTTGTGACATGTTCAGGTGCGGTCGCGCGGAGGCTTCCGTCAGACTTGTAGTGCGACTTTGGGCGCGGGATGTAGTACACCGCTTGCACGGCAATTGGACGATGAGTCAATGGTGACGGCGCGTGCTGCGCCAGAATACCCGCCGCATAGCCCCTCCATGCGATGAGCCGATTATCGGAATGACGCAACACGACTTTGCCTCCTGCCACAAATCCCGTCAGGTTGCCCTGCGGAATTGGCTTGCCGCTGATAAAAACGGAAAGCCAAGGCACAGCCTCTCGTTTGTCATTTCCCATTGCTCACCCGAAGGTCGCGTGTTACCACGTTAGTAACCTTAGCACCTTCGGATAGCCTGCTGACAAGTCGCGCACCGCCCGTTTCTGCCAACACCGACATTTTCACATTGCTTGTCGCAAGAATGCGCGCGCGGCGGTTGTATAGCCCGTCCATGAGCAGTAAAAGTTGCTCATTGGCAAAGTCTGTCGGGCGCTCTGCCCCAAGGTCGTCAAGTACGACGCACGAGCATTTATCAAGCAAATGCTCAATCTGCGCAACTTGCGCATTATCACCTGCGGAGTATCCAAAGCCGCGTTTGATATCCGCGATGAACTTCGGAACGTTAACAAAGCACATATGCCGTTTGAAGCGATGCGTCGTGCCATCTTCAAACTGCAAGCCTAACTTCGGGTCATCAAGCGCAATGAATGACTTGTAGGTTGCTGCTGCGAGGTGCGTTTTACCGCTCCCGACACCGCCGATAAGGACGACACTTGCTGCCTTGTCTTCCAAAAACTCAATCAGAGCCTCTCGCGCACCCTGCTGCCCATCTTTGAATGCGCTTAGGGGCATATCGCGCAATGCAGGCACATTGGCGTAGCGTTCAGGAAGCATCAGTTCTGCTCCGCATCATCGTCACCAAAGTCATACACGCTTACATCACTTGGCGTTGCTGCCCGCGAAGTAGTCGTCATAGGCTTGCGCCTGAAACTGGACTCTGCCGCCGACACCATTGCCTTCGTGGTCTTATTGCCTGACGAACGTGCATAGGTCAACGCAGCGATAGTCTTGTCGTATCCATATGCCTTGAGAATATCCATCAAATCTGTCATGACATAACCGACAGGCTTCTGCATGCCCTCATCCGAGAGCCACTTCAGAATCTTTTGCCTATCGGTGAGTGGCTTTACCGTATCTGTATTTGTATCGTCCCGTACTGTATCGTACCGTAGACCATTAGCGGACATGTCTGTAACGTCCATGTCCTCGCCATTACCGTCACGCTTCTTTGCACGGCTGCGAGCGACCCGCATCGCGTTATTCGGGTCATACGGGCGTTGATACTTATCCCAGTTGGCAACCTGAAAGTGCGCCTTGGACTCATCGCCCTCATCGGTGATTCGTTGCAGTAGCCCAACCTCAATCATTTCAGGCAACCACTTCCAAAATTTCTGCGGCACGCACGCCTCTAGGTGCTGCCAACTTGCAAAGTGACCCTCTTGTTCTTTTGCTGCGCAAAGTAGGACGATGTACGCCCACCGCGACTCATCCGAGGAAAGTTCCGCGACTTTACTATCGCGGGGCATTCCAGACTCAATTCGTAACCACGCCATCATTGCCTCCGACTCTTCTGGCTTCATTCTCAACTCCTGTGCGGGACGAGGATGGCTCCTCGCCCCGCCAAGTTCCACTAGAAAGGCAATTCTTCCAAGTCAACGACTGGGATGCTCGCCTTTTCACCACCGTCATAGTCGTCCCGACTTTGCGGCTTACTAATCACCTGAATGGAGTTTGCAATCACGAAGTACGGGTCAAATGCGTTTTCAGAATCATTCTTCTGAAGTCTGCCCTCAACGTACACGAGATTACCCTTAGCGACTCGCGCAGCACTTTCTGCGACTTTGCCGTAGCAAATGACGCTGTGCCACTCTGGAATCTGCTCCCAGCCTTCGCCAACTTTCTTGTTGCGATGCGTCGCAAGGCTAAACGAGGTGATGGGCGTACCCTTGCTCGTTTGCGACTGCTTTGCATCCTTGCCTGCGTTGCCAAGCAAAAGAATCTTATTGACTGTTGCCATATGTCCTCCTACTGCTTATTCCGCGCCCAAGCGATTGCCGCACGGAGCGGAGTCGCGGGAGCGGTTTCTAGGCTATCCCAGCCCTTCTTTGTAAGGACGGACGACTCCTCAATTCCAGCGAGGGCAAACGCTGCGCGAGCCTCTGCTGCCAATTCATCGCCTGCTACATCGGTGAGGACTTCATTCTCATCCGTCACCGCTGCTGCCTGCTCGTCAATCGTTTTTCTCTCAATGCCTTCCGACGGCGCACCGACGAATGGAAAGAGCGTATTGAACGTCGGATTCTCAATGACCTTGGCAGTTGCGCCCGTTCGGTCTTTGAGAATGACCGCGTTGCGACCCTCAGGCGTTGCTACAAGGCGGATGACGCTATCAAAGGCGTACACCGTGCCCTTTTCGCAATCGGGCTTGTGCCCAACCTTGACGAGTTCGCTTCCGCGCTTCTCTACTTCGTCCTTTTCTCGCGCCGTAACGATGACGTTCATCGGCAAGTTGACGATATCTGTGAGCAATGACTTGTAAAGCCTTTTTATTTTGCTCCAGTCAAGCAACTCAAGGTCTACTTCGTCTACGGAGTTGCGCTTCTTTTGTCGCGCCAACGCCGCCGCATCCTGTAGCGTTTCCCAAATCGTTGTGATTGGGTCAATGACGAGTGTTTCAAACTCGCCCTTATTCGCCGCGAGTGCGCGTACTGCATCTCGGACTTCTTTAAAGGTCTTGGTGTGCATGACTTCATACGAGGACAGCCCTCGGTCGGCGTAGAACGACGAGCCTGCCTCCGTGTCAATCATGGCGACCTTTGCGGGAGCAGACAGCGCCAAATACGTCTTGCCTACTCCTGAAGCCCCGAACACCAACGCCTTTACGCGAGGGCGAACCTTATCTGGGCGATGAAAAATGTTTGCCAAGTTACTCATTTCACTCTCCAAGCGTGCTATCAATTGCCAAGTTTGTACCCGCCCACGAGGGGCAAGTTGGCTGTACGGCACAACCGTTGCAGGCAAAGGTTGATACCCTGCCTTGCCGTAAGAACTCTCCAGATTCTTCGCTCCACCTCCGTGCTGCTAGACGCGTTTTAGTGTCGGCAAGCCACGCGTCAATCTGCGCTTGCGACCTGTAGCCCATAAAGGACTCCTGCGTTACTCCAGTCCGCTTACTCACCAAGCCGACTAATCCGACTTGCGTGGGCAATTTTCCGAACTGCGTCGTATATGCGTACGCGTAGGCGGTTAACTGACCGTCAATATGAACGCGTTGCGCATCAATACTGCGATAGGTGGTCTTTAGGTCAAGGATAGCCCCGCCACGCGTAATGAAATCTGGGTGCGCATGGTATTGCGCGCCGTCAATCTCAAAATGCCATTCAGGTTGCGCCTCAACTACTTCATCGCGCAGCACAGGAATGACTTCTTTGTCTGCGACGAGAATGAAATTATGCGACGTTTCCATTGCCGCCAATGGCTCTGGCAAAATAACCTTGTAGCGAGATTCCATTTCTCGCAACGTATTATTCCACGCGTCTTCTTCCGAAATTGGACTGCCCGCAAGTGCGGCGGAAACGTACGCGTCAACGACGGAGCCAATTAACATCTTCGCGTTGACTGTGCCTTTGACCAAGCCCTTATCGTGAATGTGCGCCTTGAATTGGCACTCATCAAACACTCGGTCGCGCGAATAACTCAGATGATTACTATCAAAGCAACGACTCATTGTCGTACCTCCTGCCAAGCATTAAGTGCGGGGCGCAGTTGGAAACGCCCCGCACTAATTGATTATAGCCCCTCCAACTCAGTCCTTCAACGCACCCGTAAGTGCGGCGATGAACTTTGCCGAATAAATGACCTTGCCTGTCTTATGAGCGCGCAAGGCGTTATAGATGCTGCCGAGATTGACGTTCGCCTTTGTAGCGAGGTCTTTCATTGACATTCCCTTTGCCTTCGCCGCGCTGACGACTTCGGAAATGTTTCCGCTAGTCGTATCCGTTGGCGTTGCTACTGTTGCGTCCATTGCGTCCTCCTTAACTACTTGCGGACGGGTCATTTGCCTGTCCTTTTTGTTTCCAGCCGCTGCTTGCAACTCGTCGTAACTCCATCGGTTACGCGTTGCCGCTCGCAACAACTGCTCGCCTGACCCCCACAAAGGGTCATGTTCCTGATGGATGCAGCGATAGCCCATTTCGCCGTCATCCGCTTCGTACGAGTAAATGTTTCCGTGGTCATGCGTCGGGCACATCGGCAGCGCAGGGTTAGCCCTTAATCGCTTTGCCATGCTCGCTCCTTTCGCAGTCGCGGTTATCTCGTACATGAATGCGCTCGCCAAATTGGTCAACCATATGACAGTCTTCAAGTAGGGCGCGCATCTCAATTCCAATGGCTGCTAGTGCCATTGCGTCGTGTTCGCCTACGCCGCGCGCCGTAAACGTAAATGCCATTGGCATTTCATTGCGGGGCGTATCAAACAGCGACTCAAACTTCGCAGGTGGCAAAACGTCATTCGCTGCTGTCGGGTTATAGCCTAATGAGAGGCTAAACCAGACGGAACTATCCTTAAAGTGCTTGTAGGCAATGCCGTACCACACTTCGTCGTACAAAACGCCACCGATTGTCCCTGCGACCGAAAACGTCATGTAGGTCGTGCCCGCATGCGCTTCCGTATCAACGTCCAGAACCTTGATTGCCGTTTCGCGGCGTTCGTCGTTAAATGACGTACTTGTCAGTATTGCCATCTCGCCTCCCTAAAATGCCAACCACATGAGGGTTATCCATCCCCACACGAGGACGAATCCAATTACGCCGTTAATGATATCGCCGAGTGTCAGTTCATTCCACCACTCCTTGTCGTTCATGACTTTCCTCCCTTTCTCGGAATTGCCAAAAACGTATTTTCGGGCACGCAACTCAAGCAATACACGACTACGTTCTCATCTTTCTTCGCCCATGCATAAAAGTCACCTTGATGCCAGAATCCTACGACGCATTCATCGGGCACAAAGATTCCATCTTTGCAATCCCAGCATTCAGCGAGCGGCGTTGTCATACTTTCCTGCCTCCTTACTTACTTTGCCGAAACAGCGGACGCATTCGTACCACTCGCGTAATACGCGGTTGTTAAAATGCGTCGCCTTATACGTCAACCTGCGCTTGCGCTTTCCGCATACGCATTTGCCGCCATTCGTGCCAGCCTTGGCTCTCGCCTTAACGCACGGCATACAAATCAAGTAGCCGTCATTGGCTGCCATTGCAAGCATCATTGCGTTCAGTTCCTCATTGCAGCCGAAGCAGCGCGTTTCTACTGCCATGGGTTGTATCCCTCATGCGTTACGACTGCTTCGCGTAGCGCCGTGGCGAACCTATCCCCGCGCCAATGGCTCTGCAAGTCGGCAGGGTCAACAATCGCCGTGCAAGACGGGTCGTTGAACAATACGCCGATGAGTTTGTGTTCCGTATGCTCCGAGAGTCCTTCGTACGCATTCTCAATCTCGGTGTACCAGAACCGCACCACATAAAAGCCTTCACCGCTGACTCCATTGCGCTGGAAATCAATCTCGTGAATGACATAGCGTGCAAGTCCGTTTTCACTTTGCGGTTCTTCAATAATAATTGGCAACATCTTCGCCCCCTCCTTATGCGCTCATGTCTACGAGGACTGTGCCCTTAAGCCATGCGGTTCGTCCGCGGTATTCGGACGCTCGCAGGATAAAGTGCGGTGAGCAGCAGCAACCTTTGCCTGTATTGCTGCACGTTGGAACCCACGGAGCCTTGGCGATATCGGGCGCGATATGCTTCAAGACTTGGCGCTGTACGCTTCGGATTACTCCGTTGCGCACCTTAAGCCACTTCTCAAACGCCTCGCCGTCGTCACCATTCTCAAACCATGGGTTCTTGCCTGCAATTGCATCGGCATATTCACCCAAGTCAACCTGATGACCACCGACCTCAACCTTGAGGTCTTCATACAAGTCACCAGTTCGGCGCGATTCTCGCCAATCGGTGCTTGGCTCTGAAACTTCTAGCGTTGCGCGTCCATCTACGATTACTTTGACCTTGCTCATTTTCGCCTCCTCCAACTGTGCCCCTATCTGGGGCTACTCATATTATGGCTACTGTTCGTAGCCCGTTCCACCCTATCCCCACAACTGCTCTGCCAACTCGGCAACGCGCGTGAGGTCTATGCCCTTGGTGCGCTGCAACCAATACAACGCCTTTTGCGCCCTGCGAGCGCGTCGCTCATCCATGCGTAGGACGTATTCACAACCCATTGCCAAGTCAAACCAGATGTCTTGCTCGGGCATCATGCTTGCGCCTCAGCGTTGCGGCGCAACTGCTCGCCCGTCAGAGCGCAGTCGTCATCGCAATGAGCATTTCTCATCGCGGCAATCTCTGCGTCAAGCGCGGCGAGCCGCCCTGCTGCCTCTGGGTACTTCTGAATGCACACGTCGCAGTAAACGGTTGGGCATGCCTCGTGGCACTTGGTGAACTCAAACACCCACCCGCTCTTGCCGCAGTTGCTGCAATTCGTGCCCTGTGCCTCAATCATTGTTGCCATAATGCCTCCTTCTGGGCGAGGGCTTTCGCCCCCGCCCCTCTCCTTGTTATCGGACGTAAACCGCGCCAAACCAATTAACGCCGCTTGCGCCATTGTCTGCGCGGTAAATGTTGCCGCGCTCAATCTTGTCCTGAATTCCGTAGCGTCCTGCTGGCTTAAGAATGCTGCCTGTTGCAAGGTCTACGTAGCAATACGTTCGCCCGTCAACGTAGAAATCATCAAACTGCATCACCTTCACATACTTGCGTCCGAACTGCGCTCGGAGGATGCTGCGCTTGCCATCCATATGGCTGTATTGCGCGTTGTATTCATCTACCTTCGTCTGAGCGACTTCCATGAACTTGTTAAGTGCCTCAATCTGTGCCTCGGTTGCTCCCTTGTGTGCGTTCATGTTTTTCTCCTTCCAACTTAAACCCCTCATTGGGGCTCTGTAATGATTATGGCTACTGATTCATAAATGTTCCACCCTGTTTTGCGGGCTGCCCGCTTCAGGGTTGACCTTTTATGAGAGAGTGTGCCCACGCATGCCCCCTGCGGGTTGACATTTTCTCACCTTGCTCTCTGCGGGTTTTCCCGCATTCTCTCGCAGCCCCCCTCGTAGACCCCCTACTCATATTCGGCTCATATGAATCATGCGTTCTCATGCGGCTCAGAGGGGGCTTTCATCTTGCTGGTTTTCCCGCATTCTCACGGTAGTTCTACGAGAACACCTATATCCTTGGGGCAACGCCTAAAACCCCGCTCTCTGAGCCTCCTAGGGCAAAATGCCGCAGATTGGTGTTCGGGGGCTGGGTGGAACATCTGATGAGAAGGTTCTATCATTTATGTATGCCCCGAAGGTGGGCACGCTGAGCAAAGGAGGCGCAATGGAACCAAAGGTGGAGTTTAAAGTCCGAACTAGCCAAGTGCGTTGGCTAGAGCAGGCGTCCATGTCGCAGAACACCTCCGCAGGGATGAGGTTCTGGGGCGCAATGTGCAGCACCAAGGTCGTCCGATTGAACCTCGTGCAGTTGGACTGGCTCATCAACAAACTGGAGAACAAGGCAGCGGGTCATGACGACAATCAGGAGTACGCAGACCGAAACTCCGCACTCCGTTTCAGGGCACGGTGCATCAAGGAGTTTGGCAAGCATGCCAAGTGGCATGCGGAGTATTTCAGTAACTACCCTGACGGGTCGTATGAGGAAGGGTGGGAGCAATATGCCTAAGACGCAAGCAGACAGGGTCCTAGAAACGCTACGCGGAGCGGATGGTGCATGGGTGCGCGGAGCCGAACTCCTCCACCCTGCGGTTGGTGGCTCAAGATTTGGCGCACGTATCTTGGAACTGCGGAAGCGCGGCTACAAGATTGAGCGACGCACCGACCCCAAGTCGGCTATCCACCAGTATCGCCTTTCGTCAGACACTCGCATTGAAACACAAACAGTTGTGGAGTCTGTGGGCGAGTTTGAATGCACGGGCTGCGGCTATCGGGTCGCAATCGCAGGCAAGCAACTCCTCGGCGGGTATGTAGAAACGTATTGCGGCAACGAAAATAAGAAGGCGCTATTCAAGTCGGCGTGATATATTTATAACGCCCCTTAGTTGGTGGCGTTTCGGGGCGGCGGGCAGGGCAACTTGCTCACCGCCCCAATTTTTATAGCCAGACCTGATACTGCGCCGTTACTTGCCCCTTTGTTGGCGAAACGAAGAGCGTCCATTGCGCTGGGTCGGATTGTGCCGCCAACTGCTCCTGCGCGTAGGTGTTGTATGACTCTGTTGAGCCGTTTACAAACACCGTCCGCTTGTTGAGCGGGATGGAGGCAATCTGGTGCCAATGTCCCATCGCCACCGCATTGAAGTCCTCTGGCAATGCACCTGATGCCCATGAATTAATCTTCTTTTGGAAGCCGTACCATGGCAGCCCTGAATGCCCGCGCATTTGGTCACCATGAAGGCACAGGCACTTCCACTTGCCTACTTCAGCGATTGCGTACCAGTTGGACTCCCGCGCTCCGTCAGGGATAGTGAACTTGATGCGCTTTTCGCCCATCGTTTCAAACATCGTCTGAACAATCCTGTAGAGCATTCGGTCAGCGTTATCTTCCTTGTCCATGTCCCTAGAACTGCGTCCGCCGATACGTCCGTGATTTCCGATAACGGCGGTGACTTCTACGGATTCAAAGTGAGAGAGAAGTTTGCGGAAGAAGTTCACGAGAATTCGTGGACCGTCCACCGTCACTTGCCGATACAGTCCTGCGTCTACGAGGAACGACTGCCCTGGGAAGATGAGTGCGCCCTCAATAATATCTCCAAGAAGTAGGACGTGCGCCTTGCGGACTGGGTGGTCGCTGCGCTGAATATCTGCCAAGTCGCAAATCTTTTGCGCATAGGCTTCCATGCGCTGTTCGCATACTTTAGAGTTGTAATCGGGCGTGAGTTTTGCCAACTGCAAATCGCTCACCATCGGCACAACGACTTCCTCAGCCCTCTTGCGTACGTCTGTCGGCGGAGCCTTTACGTCTTTGATAGTGAGTGCCGCTGCTGCATCCTTGGCTGCCCGATAGACTGCATCAACCAATTCTTCTTTTCGGACGCGAGCCTTTTCCAAATCGCGGAGCGTCCGTCCATGCGCCGAGCGCAAATCCTCCAGTTGCGTGAGAAGTTTTAGTTCTTCATTTATCTCTGACATGTGCAACCTCCCCTCTTGTGGTGCCCAAGGACACCTTCGCTCATTCGGATGTTCTTTTTCTCTTTGAGCCAGCGCACGATTGCGCCGTATGTAATGTCGTTAGACATTAACGCGCCGTTAAGTTCTTTGGCTTCTTCTGCTGAAACGCTATCAATCAGCCTGCGCCAACCGCACAGCGGTCCAGGCTTCATGTTGAGTGAACGAATCTCGTCAACGATTGACATGTGCCTCCCCTCCTGACCTTACAGGTCAATAACTTTGCCAAACTCCTTATACACCGCAGCCTCAATTGTTGCGGCGATGACGTCCGTTTCTAGTCGGATGCCACGACTGAGTAGTTGCGCTTCCACGAGTGTTTTAGCCTTGACGAACTTGGCTTTGCCTTCCTCAGACTTTGCAGTCTGCTCTACGGCGCGCACCGCATCAACGGCGAGTGCCTGAAGGATTGCATACTGCTCCTTGGTCGTCCGAGCCTTAATGAACTGAATAACGAGCCGCGCAATATAGCCCGCAGCCGCGATGCCCGCCGTTACAAGGGCAGGCACCAAAGCGTTGAGCAAAATACTAACTAGTTCGCTATCCATATGAGTTAATCTACCACATCTTTGACGCTAAAAGCCACCGCAGGTGGAGGAAATACGCCTTTGGATAGGGAAAGCATATCTACTTCAGGCTGCGTGAGGCGTACGGCACCCTCTTTCTTGGCATCCATCGTCGGGCAGGCATAAAGCCACCCCTGCCCGTCGTGCGCGAGGACGACGTAGTGCCCGTATGAATAGTTATCAGGCTTCTTGGCAAAACTCTTTTTCTGCCACTTGGAAAGTGCCCGCGTTGGGATGACGATTTTTGAGGCTTGGATTGCCAAGATAATGGCAGCACCTGCTTTTGCCTTGCGGAGCATATCTGGGCACGTCCGCACATATTCATATGTTGCGCCGTACTTTTTTGCCGCCTTGATGAGATGGGCAAAACTTGTGCCATCGCCCTTGTCGGGTCGGTCAACACGTCCTGCCTTGCCCACCATTTCCCACGCCTCTTTTTCCGTCGGGAACTTGGCGTACTTGCTCGCCCAGCCGATTGCCATGGCAAGGCTCGTAGGTCCGCAGTCGTCCATCCACTTTAAGCCAGCCGTTTCCGTAAGAGGAATCTGGCTGCGGATACGGAGCGTCATCCGATAAACGCCCGAATGAGTGCGGCTCCTGCAATTGGAATCAAAATGCTGATAATTGCGCTAATAGTGGCTAGGCGAGCCTGCAACGAAGCCAAGTCGCGCTCAATCCTACCCATGTCCGTTTTATGCGAGTCAAGTAAATCAAATAGGCGATTCAAGTCAGTTTTAATCTCCCCGCGCAGGGCGTCAACGGCACGATAAACCTCTTGGAGCGTGGCGCGCTGCACGCCGTTTCCGTTACCGTTGCTGAGTGTTGGGTCAGTCATGGCGCAACTATATCACCTAAAGTCACATTCAGGAAACTGTTGCGCTATTCGGACGGCTTGGCGGTCAATCAGTCGCTCCCACTCATCCTCCCAAAGTGGCTCAAACATTGTCCACGGAATTGAGCCAAGAACGTCCTTGAGTCGGTCTACCATTTGACTGCACCGCCAAGTATCTAGGTGCAGTAATTCGTGGACGAGCGTTACGCGCTGCTCCTCTGGCGACATTGACCAAAATTTATGAGCAAGCGCAATGGTGGCGTTTTGCGACTGATCATGCAGTTGCGTTTCTGCGTAGCAATCATCAGCCGCTGGCTCGCGGCTAATAACGACGCGCCACTCACCAAGTCCAAGTTGTGGCTTGGCTTGTTCTATCCAGCGCGAAACGGCTTCGTACTTGTCAATCCGCGCTGGCATATATTAGCCGCGCAATGCAGCGATTTCGTCTGGAGTCAGACCCAGCGCAGCCAACTTGGCAGCAGCGGAAGTGGCAGCGGCTGCTCGTTCTGCATCCGCGGCTTCTTGGGCTTTACGACTTTCCTCGTTCTCTTTTGCAATAATCTGATGCGCCGCGTACTCCTCGTCCGTCATTTCACGCGTCGTCAATACGCCTGTAGTGCAATTAAACTCTGAAACGATTGGCTTTGACATTATATTCTCCTTCTTACTTCTTGAACCCATAAAGTTCTGCGGTAGAACCTGCAGCAAACGTGCTGGCAGTTGCAGCAAGTGTAATTGATGTGATAGCCGCTGTGCCCTGATTGCCGCCGCCTATGCCCCCTGAATTCGGATTGTTGCCATCTTGTCCCGCGTATGTGCCTAGCCAATTTTTGGGGTATACCGTTGATGAATAGTCTATAACGAGGAACTCCCAAATTGTATATCCGTAATTATTAGTTGCAGAGCCGACTGCAGCGTTATTTGTTAGCGTAGTAACTGACGCGAGTCCAACACCTCCATAACCATTTGAACTCATTGCTGCATTTGATCGCTGCGTGAAGCCGCATCTATAGTAACTTGCTGCGGTGGCGCCGCTCCAAGTCAACGCAAGTTCCGTGCCGCCAGTAGCCCTCAGTTTTAGGCGGACGAGCAAATCATCATAAGTTTGCGGGATGTCGCTGATTGTCGTTGATGCACCCGATAATAGCGTAGTGGCTATTGGCACCATCGCAGGGTATCCCTTGGCACTAATAGAGTACGCCAGCCCTGTCGTCGTCGTTGAATCGGCAATAAGAATTGCGCCGTTTGCCCCGACAGGTTGCGGGGCGGTCGCACTTGCGCTCCTCGTGAGAATGTCACCTGCCGCCGTCATGTTGTAGTTAAACGTAGACAACGCTGTTTCTGTTGTTTCGGCAAGTATTTGCATATCGCCTGCAATGTCTACGCTGTCAGACGGACTTGGATATGAGATACCTCGTGCAGTGTTTGGCATAATTTACTCCTACAGTTTCTTTTGCCCATATAGGTCAAAACGCGAATTAATGCCGATGCTGCTAGCCACGCTTGCTGTGAGAACGATTGACGTTATTCCGTCTTTCGCAAGATCATCGCTGCCCGCGCCCAAGTAGTAAGTCACGCCTGTAGCCGAAACGCCGCATGCATAACAGAAAATTTGTCTTGCGCGGCTTGCTGTAATCGCTTCTGTATAATTTGGAATAATAGCACGCCCGTGCATTCCCGATGGCGCTGTAGTAAACGCGCATGTTAAAAAATTACGGAGGGCAGTGTTAACTTGCGATGTTATAGTAGCACTTGCCGCCGTCAAAGCCGCCGCATGGGTGTTTTCGGTTCCTGTAGTTGACGTCCCGTTATACGTCATGTTAATTGACGGGCTGCCCGTTGCTACGACCATGTACCAGATAATCATAAGGTCGGTGTATGTCTGCGGAATACTTGAGAACGTCACCGCAGTTGCCGCCGAGCCAGAAGTCACGTTGCTTGCAATCCTGTACCAGCCATTTGCTGGGACGGGATTCGTTCCACTAGTCGCCCATACGACTTTGTTCGCTACGGACGAATCCGACGCGAGTACATAGCCATCCGCTCCGACTGGCAATCTTTGCGGGTCGGTTCCGTCAAACCGAAGCAGGTCACCTTTGGTCGTCGTAATAGTAGTCGTATTAAGTTTTGCGTCAATGGCGGTTGCGAGCGATTGCAAATCACTCGGCACGTCAATCGCGGCAGAGTCTACTGGATACGGAAACGAAAGGCGCGAAGTGTTAGGCATTACACACCAAACGCTTTCAAGCCGTACAAGGTGATACGAGTGCCGTCAACCCAAGTCTGAGTTAGTAAATCAAGTCGTGCAACGAACTTTAGACTGGTTATTGCACCTGCGTCGGCTTGCCTGCCAGCACAGATCGCAAATTCTTGGGTTGCTGACGCCGCTGGATTGCAACTGTAATGTACTGACCTAGAATTTGGCAAAACGTTTAGGTCTGCTCCAGCAAATTCTATCCATGCGTGGCACCAAGTCACACCGTTTGAAATAACCCAAGCAAAACTTTCACGCCCAGTAGCATTTGACGGACTAAAAGTAGGTCCTAGTGTACGAAGAATAGCGTTTACACTTGTTGACGCCGTAACATTATTTGCCATAATATTGCATTGCTCATTAGTATTCAATCCAGTATCAGAATAGCGCATGTGAACCCGAAGGGTCTGATACCCTGAAATTCCCGTAAACTCAACCGTGTTTGCTCCTTGGGTAATAACGGTGCCAATTAACTCCCAACCTCCTG